GTTTAAGGAAGCGCAAGAGTCAAGGACCGAGTTCATCGCAGGCGAGATTCTTGAGATTGCCGATGCCGAGGACAGCATCGAGGATGTGCAGCGCTCCAAGCTCAAGATTGACACTCGCAAGTGGCTGATGGGCGCGTGGAACAAAAAGCGCTACGGCGAGGTCAAGCAGGTTGAGGTGGCTGGGTCTATCTCGATCACTGAGGCGTTGCAGCAGGCTCAGATGCGGATCGTCGAAGCTGAAGTGATGGACGTAACCCCTCAACTGGAGCAGTGATGCAGCGAATCAGGTACAGCCCCGAGGAGGAGCAACTGCTCATGACGCAGTTGTGGTCGCCGCAGATTGCCGACAACCCGGAGACGTTTGTTCTGTTTGCGTTCCCGTGGGGGCAGAAGAACACGCCGCTGGAGAGGTTTAAGGGGCCGCGTAAGTGGCAGCGGGAGGTGCTTCGTGAGATAGCGGACTTTATTCGCACCAACCGCAGCAGCATGAGTGCCGATGAGATGATCGACGCGCTGCGCTCGGCTGTGTCCTCTGGCCGTGGGGTAGGGAAATCGGCACTGGTTAGCTGGTTGATTCTGTGGATGCTGTCCACTCGCATTGGCTCGTCTGTCGTGGTCTCAGCCAACAGCGAGACACAGTTGCGCACTGTCACCTGGGGTGAGTTGACTAAGTGGGCCACCATGAGCATCAACGCGCACTGGTGGGAGCCGAGCGCCACCAAGCTGGCACCGGCTGCGTGGCTGACTGATCTGGTTGAGCGTGACTTGAGGAAAGGCACCCGGTACTGGGGTGCTGAAGGCAAGCTCTGGAGCGAGGAGAACCCAGACGCCTATGCCGGTGTCCACAACATGGACGGCATGATGGTGATCTTCGACGAGGCGTCGGGTATCCCGGACAGCATATGGAGCGTGGCAGCGGGGTTCTTTACCGAGAACATCTTGGATCGGTACTGGCTGGCGTTCTCCAACGGTCGGCGCAACACGGGGTATTTCTACGAGGCCATCGACGGGGGCAAGCGGCAGTTTTGGACAAGCCGCAAGATCGACGCCCGCACGGTAGAAGGCACCGACAAGTCGATCTACGAGCAGATCATCGCGGAGTACGGCGAGGACTCGGACGAGGCCCGTGTCGAGGTATATGGGGACTTTCCCAAGAGCGGGGATGACCAGTTCATCATGCCCTCGGTGGTCGATGACGCCATGAAACGGCCCAAGCACAAGGACATGACAGCACCTATCGTGCTCGGGGTTGACCCTGCACGGGGCGGCATGGACTCCACGGTCATGGTGGTGCGCCAGGGGCGGGACATCATAGCGATCCGCAGGTTTAAGGGCGACGACACCATGACCACCGTGGGTAACGTGATTGACGCCATCGAGGAGTTCAAGCCCACGCTGACCGTGATTGACGAGGGTGGCCTCGGATACGGCATACTTGACAGGTTGACCGAGCAGCGGTACAAAGTGCGCGGTGTGAACTTCGGCTGGAAGGCCAAGAACCCCGTGATGTGGGGTAACAAGCGGGCTGAGATGTGGGGCGCGATGCGGGAGTGGCTGAAAACAGCGTCACTTTCTGCGGACAGGCAGCTTAAAACTGACCTGACTGGTCCCATGAAGAAGCCGAACTCGGCGGGAACCATCTACCTTGAGGGCAAGAAGGAAATGAGAGCACGAGGACTATCATCGCCTGATGCGGCAGACGCGCTGGCCGTGACCTTTGCGTTTCCGGTTGCACATCGAGAGTACAATGACCGCATAATTACCCGGCGCAACGCCCAGAATGGCGCTGCATCGACATCTTGGATGGGGTCGTAAATGGCAAAAAAGGGTGTGTCTCTTAGCGTTGGACGGGGCGAGAAGCTACCCGTCAGCAAGGGCGCGGGCTTGACAGCCAAGGGCCGCGAGAAGTACAACGCCGCCACGGGTTCTAACTTGAAGCCGCCAGCCCCAAACCCCAAGACCAAGGCTGATCAGGCACGCAAAGACAGTTTCTGCTCACGCATGGGTGCCGTCGCGGCGAAAGCCAAAGATGGTGAACGGGCCAAAGCGGCCCTTAAACGATGGAAGTGCTGATCATGGCTACTAAACCCGGTCTTTACGCAAACATCAACGCCAAGCAAGCCCGCATCAAGGCAGGCTCTGGCGAGAAGATGAACAAAGTTGGCAGCAAAGCAGCGCCGACCAAGCAAGACTTTATCAATTCTGCCAAGACGGCAAAGAAAGTCAAAAAATGAGCAAAATCCTCGAACCCATCAGCAAGCTCAACAGCCGTGAGCCAAAGATTGTTGGCGGCGGTATGCCTGCCCGCAACACGCCGACCAACGCTCACATGGCGTCATACAGCGGCAAGAACGACGGCAGCGTCAACGTCAAGGCGACGGTTGCCAAGGTTCTGGGCAAGATCAAGTAATCATGCCCCAAGACTACACAGGAATTGCCGCTGCTGGCGCAGTCAGCGACGGCGGCTCGGCCAAGGACCAAAGCGACTCCGAGGTGCTATCGACGGCACGCAGTCGCCTTGACATGGCGATTTCTGCGTTGTCTGAGTCGCGTGAGGACGAGCTAGACGACCTGCGGTTCTACGGCGGCTCGCCCGACAACCAGTGGCAGTGGCCCGCCGATGTGCTGGCAACTCGCGGCGCGGTGCAGGGCCAGACCATTAACGCCCGCCCGTGCCTGACGGTCAACAAGCTGCCCCAGCACGTTCATCAAGTGACCAACGAGCAGCGGCAAAACAGGCCGCAGCCCAAGGTCATACCGGCAGACGATGGCGCTGACGTTGAGGTGGCGACGATCTTCAACGGCATGATCCGGCACATTGAGTACATGTCGGACGCTGACGTTGCCTATGACACGGCCTGCGAGAACCAAGTGTCCTACGGTGAGGGCTACGCCCGCATCCTGACCGAATATTGCGACGACAACACGTTCAATCAAGACATCAAGATTGGGCGCATCCGCAACAGCTTCTCGGTCTACATGGACCCGTTGATTCAAGACCCGTGCGGCTCAGATGCCAACTGGTGCTTTATCACCGAAGACATCCCCCTTGACGAGTACGAGCGCCAGTACCCGGACGCCGCGCCCCTGTCAACGATGCAGACGCTGGGTGTGGGCGACCAAGGGCTCAGTCAGTGGATGAACGAGAACACGGTGCGGATTGCCGAGTATTTCTACGTTGACTACGAAAAGCAAACGCTCAATCTGTACCCCGGCAACCAGACCGCGTTCGCGGGCACGCCCGAGGACAAGATGCTCAAGGGCATGTTTGGCAAGCCGGTCAAGTCGCGCAAGGCCGACCGCAAGAAGGTCAAGTGGCTCAAGATCAACGGCTACGAGATTCTGGAGCGCTCCGACTGGGCAGGCGCACACATTCCCGTGATCCGCTGCGTGGGCAACGAGTTCGAGGTTGAGGGCCGCTTGTACGTCAGCGGCATCGTGCGTAACGCCAAGGACGCGCAGCGCATGTACAACTACTGGGTCAGCCAAGAGGCTGAGATGCTGGCGCTGGCCCCCAAGGCTCCGTTCATCGGCTACGGTGGTCAGTTTGAGGGCTACGAGACCCAGTGGAAGACGGCCAACACGACCAACTGGCCGTATCTGGAGGTCAACCCGGACGTTACAGACGGCGCAGGCAACGCGCTGCCACTACCCCAGCGGGCCCAGCCACCAATGGCCTCTAGCGGCCTGCTGCAAGCCAAGGCTGGCGCGTCTGACGATATCAAAGCGTCCACCGGCCAGTACAACGCTGCGCTGGGCATGACATCGAACGAGCGCAGTGGCAGGGCTATCCTAGCGCGGCAAAAAGAGTCGGACACCGGCACGTACCACTACGTGGACAACTACGCCCGGTTCATCCGCTACATCGGGCGGCAACTGATTGACTTGATCCCCAAAATCTACGACACCGAGCGCATCGCCCGGATCGTGGGCGAGGACGGCGAGTCCAAGATGATCAAGATTAACCCGATGCAGCCCGAGCCCGTCAAGAAGATCAGGAACGAGCAGGGCATCGTCATTGAGAAAATCTACAACCCTGGCGTCGGCAAGTACGATGTTATGGTCATCACCGGGCCCGGCTTTGCCACCAAGCGCCAAGAGTCGCTGGAAGCAATGGCCCAGTTGCTACAAGGCAACCCAGACCTGTGGAAAGTTGCTGGCGACCTGTTCATCAAGAACATGGACTGGCCGGGTGCCCAGGAGATGTCCCAGCGGTTTGCCAAAGTCATCGACCCGGCAATCTTGGGCGACGACGAGGACAATCCGGCTCTGGCTGCGGCCAAGCAGCAGATGGAGGCCATGAACCAAGAGATGCAGCAAATGTCTGGGATGCTTCAGAACGTGCAGCAGTCGATGGAGGCCCAAGACCAACGCCGCGCTGACTATGAGGCGCAGATCAAGGCGTTTGAGGCTGAGACTAAGCGCATCAGCGCCGTCCAAGCGGGCATGACCGAGCAGCAGATTCAAGACATCGCTATGGGCGTGGTTGCAGCGGCGATGGAGAGCAATGACATGATCTCGCAGATGCCAATGGAGCCGCCGCCCGAGATGATGGAGCAGCCCCAGATTATGCCGCCCGAGATGATGCCGCCTGAAGGAGCCATGCAATGAGCACCGCCGCAGACTTTATGGGCCTCTTGTTCTTGGCCCGAGATGTGGCCCACTCGGTGCATCTGAACACGCGCAGCTACTCCAAGCACCAAGCGCTCAACATCTTCTATGATCGCATCATTGGCGCGGCTGACGACTTTGCCGAGACTTACCAAGGCCGTCACGGGCTGATTGGCCCCATCACCTTGCATTCGGCCAAGAAGACGACCAACATCACCGAGTTCCTTGAGGCATCGCTGGCCGAGGTTGAGGAGATGCGCTACAAGGTGGCAAAAAAAGAAGACTCTACGTTGCAGCAGTTGATCGATAATATCGTTGAGATATATTTGAGAACTCTGTATAAGCTCAAATTCCTGGCATAAGGACACATCATGGAACTCCTCAACCCAATGAGCCAAGCGGATTTTCCTGCTTACTCCGCAACTGCCGGTGCCTCTGCGGGCAACACGACTGCATGGGGCGCTGGCCCTCAAGGTGTGGTGGTGTGGTCTGAAGTGCCCTGCTACGTTCAGGTAGGTGTTGGGGCCGTGGCTACCAGCGCCAGCACCCCGATTCCATCCTTCACACCCATCCCGTTTGTGGTGCCCCTGAACACCAGCGGCGCTCCTTGGCGCGTCAGCGTGATCCGGATCGGCAGCACCGACGGCACTGCTTACGCCAAACCGATCAATAAGCAATGAGCTTCGGTGTAGCCTTCCGCAACGCTGTCGGCATTGGGCTGGGTGGCATCATCTCGCTGTTTGGCGGGCGTGGGAGCGAACAGGCCCAGAGCAACCTTCTTACCGAGTCTTCCGACAACCTCGTTCAAGAGGACGGCGGCTTGATTTTGTTGGAGTAACGCATGTCAGTCAATTTTTCTCTTTTGGGCGGCGCTGCGGCCCAGTTTTTTGACAACAGTGGCAATGTGCTTACTGGCGGCAAAATCTACACTTATTTGGCAGGCACAACTACACCGGAAGCTACGTACACATCAAGTTCAGGTTTTACAGCCCACACAAACCCGATTGTTTTGGATGCAGCGGGGCGAGTGCCAAGCGGCGAGATATGGCTTACTGAAAATCTATTTTACAAGTTTGTATTAAAAACAGCAACTGAAGTTACTTTGGGGACGTATGACAATGTGTTCGGCGCTTTTAGTGAGATTATGCTGGACAATTTTAAAACAGACCTTGCAGATGAAACAGATGTAGCAAAAGGCGATGCGCTAGTTGGCTATCACCAAGCAAACCAAGCTGGTGTAATCCCAAACACATATGGCAGAACAGTCCACGACAAGCTGCAAGAGTTTGTCAGCGTGTTTGACTTCATGACAGACGCAGAGATTCAGGCCGCCAAAACCAATACGGTTTTGGATATGACCACTTCCATACAGAACGCATTAGATTACACCGAAAGCGGGCGTCCTAAATACTTGAAGTTTCCACCCGGTGACTATAAAGTCACTCAAATTACAATCGGACGCACGGGCAACCGCAACGGTTCTACCTATGATTTTTATGGAACCACAGTTAGCGGAATTGGTAGCGGAACCTCAATTATTCAGTGCAAAGCTGGTGGCAACAAAATACGTGGTTTGACCTTGGGTGGCAATCAAAGCGAAGCCTACGAATGCGGCTTGCATTGGTTTACAAACGATGTGGCAACGTATTATCCAGGTTTTATGAATTTTCAAGACATCATCATCAGCGGATGCGTGATTGGTTTCTGTATTGGTGCGCTTCCATCGCAAGCAGTCATTCCACCTTTTTCACCGCCCGTTGTATTGCCTGATGGTGAGGCAGTAAACGCGCCGCTGTCCGAAAGTTTTGTTACAAACTTGCAGATCAGCGACTCTATTACATGCGTATACATGCGCCAGCCCAACGGCAAACTGTCCTTCATACAGCCTGTGCTTAACCCTTCAAACGCTCAATGGGCAGTATCGTCTACCACCAATGAAGGCAACCTATCAGCACTTCGGCTCAAGCAAGGCGAGTTGACTATTGTTGGCGGCTCAGTATTGAACATTGAATCAACATCGGGTGAACTCTGTTCTGCGGAACTTGCAACTCTCAATATTATGGGCACGCTCATGGAATCGAGAAGCCCAATAAAAATTAGTGAACGTGCTTTTGTCCGTATTTGTAATGATGCAAATTGGGGTTTAAACAACGACAGCAACACGTTTTTTAGAATTCTGGACAGCGCAGACGGTGAGTTGACTGTGAGTGATTCATTTCTTCGTCGTGGATACGGAACATCGTCCACGCAGCCAGTTTTACGAGTTGTTGATAGCGGCGGCGTGACAACCTCAGTGAGTGAAGCATTTATCGTCAACTTCGACAATGTTGAGTTTGGCGATGCCAACATGACGCAAGGGGCTACATACAAGCCATTGGTAATTGGTTGCCGCAGCGTGTTCAAAAATTGCTGGTATACCGAACACAGCGGTGCTGACCCATTTCCACGTGTTGAGTCTGTAAAGATTGACGAGAAGGACAACCGTTTAATTGATGAAGTCGATCTTGCAAACACAACGATCACCGCTTACGGCGTAAACGGTAACGCTTCCAGCGGTGGTTTTACTTTTGCAATATCTGCTGGCAGTCCAAGCTGGGGTAGATATACAGTTGGCTTGCCGACGATTGAAGGTCTTGCTGTCAGCGCAGCATTAAGATTGACCGCGACAGGCGGTGGAATTACCTTGCAAGCAACGTCAACATTGTTTGGTGTTCAACCACAGCGTCCGTATCTTCTAAAAGGGTACGCAAAAACTGGCGGTTCTTCATCAATTATCAAAATCAGAATAAATTATTTTGATTTTGCTGGAAGTGCCTCTGGGATTGACGCGCAAATTGATCTGTACAGCGGCGCTGAATCCGGGTTTAACCAAGGAACAGTTTGGGCACCGTTCATGTTGTACTTTGTGCCGCCAGCAGACACAACTCAGGCATCATTGAATTTGTACACTGAAAACGGCGCAGATTTGCAAGTTTTTAACCTTGAGATTATGTAAAGGAAAGCATCATGGCAGACACCAAAATCTCAGCACTACCGGCATCAACCGTACCTTTAGCGGGTACGGAAGTATTGCCAATTGTTCAGGGTGGCGTAACTAAACAAGTTAGCGTTAATAATTTAACTGCTGGTAAAGCTATTGAAGGGTTAGGTTTAACGCTAACATCAACAGACGCTGGGGCAACGGCTGGCCCACTGCTTGACCTGTATCGCAACTCAGCCACTCCAGCAGCGTCCGACACAATTGGCGAGATTGAGTTCAACGGCCAAGATTCGGCAGGCAATAAGCAGCAGTATGCACTGATTCACGGTTCCATTCTCAGCCCCACCTCAACTACTGAGCAGGGCCAGATTCACTTTGAGACTGCATCGTCTGGTGCGTTGACGGAAAAGATGATTATCGGCACAAGCAACCTTGTAATAAACGACATTGGCGCTGTGTTTAATGTACGAATAGAAGGCGATACAGATGCCAATTTGTTCTGTACCGATGCGACGAATGATCGGATTGGTATTGGTATTGCCTCCCCTACTGTAAAGTTCATGGTTGTAGGTGGCACTGCTATTATTGACCAATCATCAGTTGGCGGCTCAACATTATCCTTAAACAGAACATCAAACCCCGGTAGTCTTGCTTTTCAGTTTGGCGGCACAGAAACTGGACAAATTCAAGCAGTTAGTGGTGGAGGATTAGTATTTTATCGAGGGTCATCACCAACTGAGGCAATGCGTATAGACTCAGCATCAATTATAAGTATGTCTGCTTATGGTGCTGGTGCAGCCACTTTTAATGCTTCTGGTGTTATATCTTCTGTATCAGATGAAACTTGGAAAATAAAAGATGGAGTTCCAACTAATCCTGATGCAATGCTTCAGAAATTAAAACCAGGCTATTGGTTTTATAACGATGAAAAGAAAGAAACTTTTGGCGCAGATAGACAATTAGGTTTTTATGCTCAAAATGTGCATGAAGCAATTGGCGAAGAAGCTGCGCCTACGCCTGAAAAGTATAAAGATAAAGATGGAAATGACACCGATGTTTCTAAACCTTGGGGTTATTACGACAGATCAGTTTTAGCTGTTGTTGTTATGTCATTGCAAAAAGCACTTGACACAATTGATTCACTTACGGCTAGAATTGAAGCACTTGAAAAAGTTTAAACTGTATCGGCCCAGTAGACCGAGGTTTCTAACGAAACACCATGAACGAAGAAAACTTAGCGGTAGTTGACACCGCGCCAGCAGCCGAGGTGACGGCCACCACGGACACTGCACAGATCGCGCCGGAAGTAGCTGATAGTCAAGTCGAAACGCCCGAGGAAAAGAAATTTTCCCAGGCCGAAATCGACGCGATGATCAGTAAGCGCCTTGCTAGGGAGCAGCGCAAATGGGAACGTGAGCAGCAAGCTAGAACCACCCAACCCGTGGTTAGGACGGAAGTCCCGCCTATCGAGAATTTCGAGTCTGCTGATGCCTACGCGGAAGCGCTGGCTGTCAGAAAAGCCGAAGAAATGATCGCGCAGCGTGACTACCAGAAACAGCAATCTGCGGTTAACGAGGCATATCACGACCGTGAGGAAGAAGCCAGGGCCAAGTACGACGACTTTGAACAAGTCGCCTACAACCCACAGCTTCGAGTCACAGACGCGATGGCCGAGACAATCAAGGCATCTGACATGGGGCCGGACCTAGCCTATTGGCTGGGCAGCAACCCGAAAGAAGCTGATCGCATTTCCCGCTTGTCACCTCTCATGCAGGCCCGAGAGATTGGAAAGATTGAGGCCAAGATTGGCTCCAATCCTACCGTGAAACCAACTACGTCTGCGCCTGCGCCGATCACACCTGTGACAGCACGGACCAGCGGCAACCCGTCTTACGACACGACTGACCCTCGCTCTGTGAAGGCCATGAGTACATCGGAATGGATTGAAGCTGAACGTGCCCGACAGATGAAGAAGCTGCAAGCACAACTTAACCGCTAAATTTTTAAAGGAATCGCATCATGGCGAATAGCATTCTTACCATTGACATGATCACACGGAAAGCTCTGGAAATTCTGGAGAACAACCTTGTGATCACCCGTAACGTGAACCGTCAGTACGACGACAGCTTTGCTGTTGAAGGTGCCAAGATTGGTTCTACCCTGCGTATCCGTCTGCCCGACCGCGCTCTGGTGACTGACGGTGCCGCCCTGCAAGTGCAAGACGACAACGAGCAGTTCACCACCCTGACTGTGTCTTCGCAGAAGCACATCGGCGTGAACTTCACCTCCGCTGAGTTGACCATGCAGTTGGACGACTTCGCAGAGCGTGTGCTCAAGCCACGTATCAGCCAGTTGGCCTCCAGCATCGACGCTGATGTGGCAAACAGCTACAAGTCCATCGGCAACACCGTCGGCACTCCTGGCACCACACCAAGCACCTCGCTGGTTCTGTTGCAAGCCCAGCAGAAGCTCAACGAGAACGCCGCTGTGATGTCGCCTCGCTACGCCACCGTCAACCCTGCGGCCAACGCTGGTTTGGTTGAAGGCATGAAAGGTCTGTTCAACCCCACCGACACCATCAGCAAGCAGTTCAAGAACGGCATGATGGGCACTGGCGTGTTGGGCTACGACGAGATCAACATGTCTCAGTCAATCAAGCAGTTCACCACCGGCTCGCGTACCGCTACTGGCGGCACCTTGTCTGCTGCTGTGACCGCTGAAGGTGCTACGACCATTGCCATCACCGGCGCTGGTGCAGGAGGCACCGTGAAGATTGGCGATGTGTTCACGGTGGCTGATTCCTCCGCTGTGAACCCACAGACCCGTGAGTCCACTGGTTCGCTGTTCCAGTTTGTCGCTGCTGCTGACGTGACCTTGAACGGTTCTGGCGCTGGCAACATCACCGTGGCTCCGATGTA